GTAAAGCCCACTTTCGGCCGTGAGTGAAGGTGTCTCATGCAGGTTGTTTGACTTTCTGTTCATACTCCATCCACCTACGTAACCGCTGGTGGAGCGTTGGCCAAACGTTTCTGCGGGTAACCGGCCGTGCGGCCGGGTTCCGTCAGTCGCGGTCTATGCAGTCGCCGAGCGTGCGAGCGGCCTGGCCGAGGGTGGCCACATGGAGGGCGGCGGAACGGAGCCCTAAGCCGAGGTCGCCGATGAGTGCGGCCTGGGCGGCGAGGAGGGCCTGCTCGCACTGCTGCCAGGCGGCCGTGTCGGGGGCGAGGCAGTCCTGCCGCTGGCGGACGCGGTCGGCGAGGTCGCCGATGGCGCCCCGCAGGTCGCTGTTGAGGCGCCGGCAGTCGTCGATGGTCGGCAGGATGCCGGTCGCGCGCTCGGCTTCGTCGATGAGTGCCTCGTAGCGCTGGTGTGGGATGGCCGCCTGCTCCGTAGGGTGGGTCATGTCGACGCTCCGTTCGTCGGCTGCTCCCGGGGTTGCGTGTGGCGCGGCCCCGGGGGCTTGTACGTGCAATTGCAGGCTAGCCCGACTTGTATCGGCCTGTCTCGCGACGTCTCGATACGTAGCCCGAAGTGCTGCCTTGTGGTGGCCTGTCTAGCTTCGGATCATGGCCACAGACCCGAACGCGGAGATCGACTACGAAGGGCCCGTCACGCCGTACCGGCAGTTGGCGCAGATCCTGCGGGCCCGGATTGCGCGCGGGGACTGGGCTGAGGGGCGGCCGATCGCGTCGGAGAACCGGCTGGTGCAGGAGTACGGGCTGGCCCGGTCGACGGTGCGGCGGGCGATCGCCTTGCTGGCCGAGGAGGGCGACGTGTGGACGGTGCAGGGCCGCGGCACCTACGTGGGCCAGCCGCCCGCCGAGAGCTCATAGCCCGGTGTCAGACCCCCGACCTAGACTGATCGGCATGTCCCCCACTCCCCCGCCTGATGGCGTGCGGTCGGCTGCGGAACTGAACGCGGCGATCCGCGCACTGTGGTCGCATCCGGCTGCGCGGCTGACGGACGAGCAGCGGGAGGAGTACCGGCGGCTGCTGGCCGAGCTGGAGCGCGTCAAGCAGGGGGACGTGACGACCGCGGCGTGACAGCCGTCCGCCCCACCGCCTGGTGCATCACGCCAGGCAGCGGGGCGGTTTCTGAGTGGCTGCACGCGCCTACAGACGCGAACAGAATGAGCACAGGCTACTGCTCGCCACTGACAACGCCGGGCGCGTCGACAGGCGGTACTCGTCGACGGGCGCGTCGGCCTCCTCGCCGAGCACGTCATCGAAGTCGTCGTCGGGCTGCGGGTCGGTTGGCTGCTCGTCGCTCATGCCGCCAGGATGGCAGACGGTCACGCCACGTCCGGCCAGGTCGTCAACGCCGTGCCCGTCTCCTCGTCGACGAGGGCGACCCGCGCGCCCGGGAGTTCGCCCCACGAACCGATCCAGGTGGCGACCTGCGAGCGGGCCACGGCCTCACTCGCCCACCAGCCATGCATCATCGGCCGGCCGCCGGCGGCGAGGGTGAGGTGGTAGCGCTCGGAGTCCATGGGGGCAGGGTAAGCGGGCGCCGGAGGCCGCGCGTAATATCGAACACGTGAACGACATGTCGCCCGCTGAGCGTCTCGCCAAACTCCGCACACTGGAGGAGTGGCTCGCCTGGCAACTCGGCCAGACCCGGCAGAGGATTCGCGACCTGGAGCAGACGCCCCCGGAGGGGTACGCCCTCGAGCCCAAGCAGCATCCCAAGCACCCGCAGCCTGCACTCATCCACCTCGCCAGCTGCACGATGCCCCAGCGCGACACCAGTCCGATCGACGCGGCAGACGCCCGCCTCGGATTGACGAAGGGTGGCGACGACATAGCCGGCTGTGAGTTCTGCGCGCCCGGCAAAGCGCTCGGGCTGGAGAGCTGAGGGCAGCCGCAAAGCCTCCCGTGGGGAGCCGGGAGGAGCGGCGGGCCCCGCCGTCTTCAGGGGACGGCAGGGCCCGCGAGGGCCTCCACCTGGGGGTGGGAGGGACCTGCGTGCGCACCACCATGCACCACAAACCAGCCAGCGGAACAGATGGCGGCTGGAAGTAATCGGGCCGAACATGCGAGCGCCCGCCAGGACGGGGGTGCCTGACGGGCGTGCGGTCAGTTTGGCACGGAGGCGGTCACGTCCGTCCGAGATGCCGGTAGATGGTGGGCCGGCTGACGCCGAACTCGTCTGCGATCTGCTGCACGGTGTACTTGCGCTTACCGTCTGCGCCCAGCTCGTCGTACATCTCCTGGGCCAGCCTGATCTGACGGGTCTTGAGCTTCGGCTTCTGCCCTCCGGTCCGGCCGCGGGCGCGCGCTGCAGCGAGACCGTCCAGGGTCCGCTCAGAGTTCAGCGATGCCTCGAACTCGGCGACAGCGCCGACCATGTTGAAGACCATGCGCCCGGACGCTGTCGACGTGTCGACGCCGAGGTTCAGTACGACGAGGCCGACGCCGGCCGTCCTGAACGTGGCTTCCAGGTCAATCAGGTTGGCGAGACTACGGCCCAGGCGGTCGAGCTTGGTCACGACTACCGTGTCCCCCTCCCTCATCTGCTCCAGGAGGCGGTCCAGCTCGGGGCGGGACGCGAGCTTGCCGCTCTTCTTCTCCACGAAGAGTCGGTCGCATCCAGCTTCGGTGAGTGCGTCGTGCTGCGCTTCAGGGTGCTGGTCTCGTGTGGACACGCGTCCGTAGCCGAGTCTCATGGATGACAGTGTACGAGAACGGGGTAGATCGTTACATAGATGCGGACACGAGTTATGTGACAACGTCAGTGCAGGGCGGGCGAGTTCGCCGCCTATCTCTCACAGACGTTCGTTTGCGGACACAGCAGAACGCCCCCACCGCCGAAGCGGTGGGGGCGTTGTCAGTCTTCGTCGTCGGGTGGCCAGTCGGGTTCGCGGAACGGGCGCGGCGACAGCCAGAACGGCTGGTCGGCTTCGTCGTCATCCATGGGGCCTCACTTGGTGCTGCTGCTGTCCTTCTTCTTGCCCTTCACCCACTTGGCGACGATGGCGACGGTCCCGCTGTCGAGGGCGGCGAGCATCTTCATCGCAGCGACGTCCTCGGCTTCGACGCTCAGGCCGGCCTCGGCGAGTGCCGCGTTGAGGGTGGCCTCGTCGACGGGATCGGATGCCGGGGCCGGTGCGGGGGGCGTCTCCTTCACGGGCGGCGGCTTGGGCGGCGATGGCCTGGGGGGAGGTTGGTGCATGCCGAGTTCGACGAGGCTGGCCATATCGGCGCCACCGTCCTGGCGGCGCCGCTCCAGCGGGCGCGGATCGAGTGCAGGCATGTCACACTCCAGTTCGGTTGTACTCGTCCACCCTGTCCGGCGGGGCTGGGGGCTCGATGCCGTGCTGCCGCATCTGCGAGGTCAGATCGCCGACGTATCCGGCGAACGCGCGCACCAGCGACCGCAGCGACCTCACCTCCTCGCGGGTCGCCGTCAGGTCTTCCCGCAACTCCTTCTTGATCGCATCGAACGCGGCCCGGTCCTCCGCCCTCTGCGACGGCTCAGCCTGAATCGCAGCCGCTGTCCGCCCGCCGCGGTATGTGAAGTATCCCGTCACGATCGTGCCGAGCACTGCGACCGCCGCGCCCACCATCCCCATCCATCCGTTCACCCGGGTCTCCCCTCGACCACCGGGCCGGGCAGATCGGATGATCCGGACTCAGGTGGGACTCGTGATGCGCACCAGATCACCCCGCAGTGCGACGTCATGTACCAGACGAAAATCCACAGCCCGCGGCCGTAGTGGTCGAACAGGCCCGCCCAGCCGTAGGCGAACGCCCACAGCGCCGGCGGGACGGATGCGGCGACGAACCCCCAGCGGTCGCGGCCGAACCACAGCCACGCCGAGGTGAACGTGACCAGGCCGGCGAGGATCCACACCCAGGCCCAACAGTGCAGGGGCGCGTACCGGGTGAGGATGTGCAGGCCGGTCTGCTGCGGCGGTTCGACGATCATGCCGACGCCCCAGCAGACCTTGCCGACGCCCATGAAGACGAGGAAGGGGCCGCGGCGGCCGAGGTGCCCGCTGAACCAGCGGGGCGCCCGGCGCTGCACTCAGGCCCCCGCCGGCCCGGACTTGACGGGGCTCGACTGCTCGAGAGCGGTCGTGGCGAGCGGGGGCGTCACGATGAACCGCTCGACGACGGCGAGGGCAGCGGCGATGGTGGCCATCCACAGGGCCTGGCGGTCGGCAGACCAGTCGAGGCCAAGGCCGACGAACAGCGACATGATGGCCTGCGCAGTCTGGAGTATCGCGGCAGCCCAGGCGCCGTTCTTCGCGACGAACGCGATGATGATGGCGACGACGCCGGCGGCGATGGCGTTGATGGCGGTCTGCACGCCGTCGGAGACGTCGAGTTCGTAGCCGAGGAGCTTGACGCCGGCCGCGATGAGGCCGAGCAGGAGGGCCGGTTCTCTTCCGAGGAGCATGAGGGTTCTCTTTCTCTGGCGGCCGGCGAGTCAGTCGGCGAGTCGGTTGGCGAGGAGGTCGGCGACCTTTTCGGCGAGTGCATCCAGGTCGACGCCGCCGACGGCGAGGCTGTCGACCTTCGCCTTCACCTCGGCGACGTCTGCGGTCAGCTCCCGAACACCCTTCAGAGTGAGGCCGAGGAAGCTCGACACGGCCCACTCTTGGGTCGGGTCGTCGAGCGACTTCGCGCCGTTCGCCCCCGTGACGACCTGGCGGCCGATCTTCTTGATGTCGTCCGCGGTGAGGGCCACGGCTTCCTCCTGCTGGCTGGGTGCGGTCGGGTTCTTCCATTCCGGGTCGGCGGTGACGATCCCCGTGGGGTAGGCGGGGTAGCCGTAGCCGTAGACGTAGGTGTCACGGCGGGCGCGCTTCTTCAGATAGACGCCGTCACCCTCGGCGGAACCGGAGCTGTTGGTGTTGCCCTCGACGGTGTAGATGAAGTCGGCGTCGTAGGCGTAGACCAGGCCGGTGTGCGATCCGCCGCCCGCTCCGAAGAAGACCTGCGCGCCGATCCCGGGATAGTCGGAGAACCGGTTCGCGTTCTTCCACCAGGCGACGCCGAGCGCGCACGATGCGGTGACGGGGTAACTGCCCTTCGGCATGCCAGCCTCCTGGAAGCACCAGGAGTCGAAGGTGGCGCACCACGCCTGGTTCTGACTCCACTCCAGGCCGGGCACGGCGGGGCTGTACTTCTGCAGGTTGTTCCAGTGGCCGCCGGAGTAGCCCTCCTGGTAGCCGACCTGGGATTTGGCGACGCGGATGACGTCGCCTGCGGTGCCGCTCACTGTCCCTCCAGGGGCCGGTCGGGCTCGCCGGTCAGAACGTCGCGTCCTGTCGTGGCGGGCAGGTCGGCCGCTGCTCCGGGGTCTCCGGCCGCTTCGGCGTACTGGTCCTCGATGTCGCTCACGACGCCCTCCTCGGGGCATGAAAAAAGCCCCGGTAGGGGCGCGGGCTGGCGGAACGGGGCTGGTCAGGCGGCAGGGTTGGTGATTCGCATGCCGTCCAGCCAGACCTTGGAGACGCCGGACCCTGCTTCGGTCGGCACGGAGAAGCTGAGCTTCCCGTCGGTGGCGACCGTGACGCGGGTCCCGTAGTGCGACGAGTTGTACGTGGTGAAGCCGCGGCCGGACGCGGGCCGATAGCCGGAATTGAACGTGAACGCCAGCGTGGTCGTCGCGGCGGGGAGGCTGGAGATGGCGATGGCGCCCTCGTACTCCCACACCTCCGTGCCGAGCATCGACAGCTTGCGCATGCGCGGGGCCGGGGTGGAGGCCGAGAAGCCTCCCGCGTAGGAGCCGATGCTGGACAGGTTTGTCCACGCCATCGTCTCGACGATGTTCATCAGCTGCCAGGCCGTGCCGTCGTAGAAGTAGAGGCCGTTGACGTCCTGCAGCCAGGACACCATGCCCTCAACGGGCGCGGTCGCCCCGGTCAGAGCCGCGGCCCGGGCCGAAGCGGATGCGAACCGCATCACGCTGCGCTGCACGATCGCGTTGGCGATGTTCCGGGCAAGCGTCTCGGCGTTCGGGGCGTCGGTCAGGGCCGCTACCGTAACGCCCTGCCCGTAGTCGTCGGTGCCTGCCATCAGGCGATCCTCCTCAAGGTCAGCCACGAGTTGGCGCGCACGACGGTGGCCGTGGCGGAGGTTGCGTTCTGCGCCCAGGCCAGCGAGATCTGCCCGCTTCCAGTGACGATCGCCGTCCCCACCGGACGGCAGGTGACGACCGTTCCAGATCCGATGCAGGCGACCGGCAGCGTGGACACCGAGAAGTCGGTGAGGCCGCCCCAGCGGGTGGTGGCCGCTTGGGTGGTGTTGCTGGAGTCGGAGCCGCCGGGCCACCAGCCGCCCGTTGTCGAGCCAGGCGCGAACCAGCCGAGTTTCAGGTCGGCCGCGTTGTCGCCGTCGTAGAGGAGGAACGAGTCCACCGTGTAGGTGCCCGCGACGACGTTGATGCTGAGGTGCGGGTCGGCTGCGAGCGTCGTCGTCGACGCCCGTGACGTGTTCGCGGTCTTTCGGACGGTCACTGTGCTGCCCAGGGCGAACGATCCGTTGCTGCCACGCCCCCAGGCAAGCCAGTTCCCGGTGCTGCCCTGGGTGATGTAGATGAGGTCGCCAACAGTGGGCTGCAGGTAGGTCTCCATGCAGCGGATGGAGGGGATGGTGCCGGTGTCGGCGTCGACGGTTCCGTCCGCGTTGACGGCGCTGACGGTGGCCATCTGCCAGTCGGCGCCGCGCACATTGGGGTCCTCCGCGCCGGCGCGCCTGGACTGTTCCTTGAGCGCCCAGGCCAGGTCGCGGTGGACGCCCTGCCCTGACCGGGTCACAGGCGCCGTCACGAGTCCTCCTTCGCCGAGATCGTCGAGATCGGGAAGTCGCCGTCATCGAGGGGCACGGTGAAGGAGGCCGGCTGCTGGAGTTCGCGGGTGCCGTCCGGGTGCGTGATGCGCAGGACGTCGCCCGCCTCGAGCGCCGGATTCGGCAGGCTGGAGATGTCGCCGGACGCGTTCGGGGCTTTGGCCTGTGCGAGGAGCAGCGTCGCCGCCGCCGTGCAGGCACCCGTTGTCGTCAGCGTCGGCGAACTGTAGAACCGCGGCCGGCGCCCGAACGGGCCGCCCCAATAGGTCGGCGACGACGTGTCGCTGTCCGTGACCAGGGAGCGCACCGGGGCTACGTTGTCCGCGGTGTTCTCGCCCCGCGCCAGGACCCCGTTGAAGACGTTGCTGCTGCTCATGCCGCGGTTGGCGCGGATGTAGACGCCGGACTCCCCGGCCGAGATCTCCCACACTGGTGTCGTGGTGAGGATGTCGGGCAGAGTTGCGAGGGTGACCGTGCCGTCGGGGGTGAAGTACACCTCGGCGCCGGCCGCGGCGGCGATCTCCTTGCAGGCGGTCCACGGGTCTGCCTCGATGTCGAAGATGCGGCGCCCGATCGCGGCGTCGACGATCGTTGAGACGACCTGGACGTCGGGGAGAGAGCGGGCGACCAGCGCGGTGACAGCCGACACGACCGTCCCGGACGACGTCCAGGCGTCCGTGAATTTGTCGTCCTGGATGACGGCCGCCAAGTCCTTGCCCTGCAGGGTCACGGGGCCGTCGTTGACGTCTCCCGCCACGTCATCCAGGCGGAACACGCCCAATGGCACCAGTTCGTTGCTGCCGTCGCCGTAGTAGACGCCGCGGCTGATCCGCAATCGGGCCCCGTAGGTCGCCAGCTGGTCGGCGGGCGTGCGCGGGATCAGTGCCGGATCGGCAACAGTGACCGAGCAGGTGCGGCGGATCGCCTGCGAGCGGTCGACCTGCACCGACCCGCCCGTGTGCTCCACATCCAGGACGCGGCCGTCGGTGAGGAACAGCTTGACCTCGGTGGCCACTTGGTGTGACTCGGCGAGACGGGCGAGGAAGCGGTCGGATACGGGATACACCGCACCCCCTACTTGCGTTGGTCGAGGAGCACGGCTTCCCACGTCGCATACGCGTCCAGGACGGCCTGCCAGGTCGCGAACCCGGAGAGGACGTCCTGCCAGGTGCGATCTGACGAGCCGTTGACGCCGGTGGTGATCGGGCGGTCCGCTTCGGTCAGCGGCAGCGTCCACTCCCGCCACTCCTCCATCGCCACAGGGCTCACCCGCGGCCGGGCCACCGGGCCGACGCTGACGTACACGTCGTCCTCGCCCATCCCCGGCGCCGCCTGCCACAGCAGCACGTTCCCGGAGCTCAGCAGCCAGCGCAGGTTTTTGCGCTCGTCATCGGAGCGGGTCCAGACGACGAGGCTCCCCTCCTGGCCGCCTCGGCTGTCGGTCAGCGTGACCACGTTCTGCCGGCCGCGAATCTTGTGTGCGGTCCCCTGGATCGGATCGGACCAGTCCGGCGCGGTCTTGACCATGACCTGCAGGTTCCGTTGCGGGTTCCCCGGGTCCTTCAACCAGCACAGATTCACGTCGGGGACGTCGAGGGTGAACACCGACGAGTTGCGGGTCGAGGACAGCACCCCGGCCGCCGTGTAGATCTCGATGTAGTAGTAGATCGGCACGTCGAGGGGCGCTTCGTGGTCCTCGATGATGAGTAGATCGGAGGTGATCGGGTCCTTGTCGTACAGGCCGGACGGGCCGCGGATCTGCGTGCGGGTACCGTCAGCCGTCACCCGGTAAACGGTGATCAGGGCGCCAACGGTCAGTTCCCGCAGCGTCAGCGTGGCGTAGGCGCCGTCATCGTGGTCGGTGACCGCGACAAGCGGCAGCACCTGCCACAGCGCTGCAGCGTCCATCCATAGGGACGACGAGGCCGAGCTTGCAACGCCCACCACCTCGATTGCAGCCTTCGCCGCGGTGGCGGGGGCTATCGAGTCCGTGGTCATCGCGAACCAGGAGCCACCCGGCAGCGAATAGGCCGTGCCTGTAGACGCGCCGAGGTCCGCGTTCGACGCGTTGTACCAGCGGACCTTCACTGTGATCGACGAGTATGTGCCCGTGTTCAGCTTGCAGACGATCAGCGCCCGAAAGTTCAGCCCCACCGGGGACGGCACCGTGAAAATGCCGCTGCGCCACGTCGACGAGGTGGCCGTGGCCGTGGCCACCGCGAGACTGTAGCTGCCGATCCAGAACGCGGTTCCCCACGGCGTCGACCGGGCCGCCGTGGCCACGCCACTCGTGACGGTCCAGCCGCCCGCCGACTGCTCGAAGCTGCCGTTGGCGTAGGGGACGACAGACCCGGCAACGATCTTCGGCGCGATCGTGATCACGGCCGTGTCGACCCGCAGCACCTGGGCGGCCGTCGCACCGTCCAGGCCGACAGCGAGACTCGCCGTCGCCGCCCCAGCAGGCGCGATATCCGACACCAGCTGCCGGTAGGCGCCGGTGCCCGGAGCCGCCAGGACCGATCTGGTGGCCTGGATCTGGGTGCCGGCGCCGTCGTAGAAACGCAGCTCCACCCACGCCGTGCTGCCGGACGTCGGCGGGCTCAGGTAGATGTACCCCAGGTATTCGGCACCCGGTGTGACGCCCGGTCGGTCGACCATGCGCATCGCCGCGTTCGCGGATGCGGTCACGGTCATCGTGGCCATGTGGCCGCCGGCGTAGTACCAGTCGACCGGCCACGCCATCATCGGCACCGACCGGGATACCGTGCAGTTCGTCTCCGCCGTCCACGACGAGACGTCCACCTCGGGAGTCTCCGCGTTGAACGGGAGCATGTTGCCTGTGCTGCGGATCGGGAAGCCGAGGTAGACGTTCTCGAAGTAGTGGATGACGCCTGCGCCGGCGGGAGTCATGGACGACAGCAGCACCTGCGCCTGCGTCGCCCCCACCGGTGCCGCGCCCGCTACGCTGATCCGGTGCCAGCTCGCGGACGCCGTCAGTGTCGTCAGCGACCACGTGATCGACAGCTCCGTGCTGCTGCTGTCGAGCCAGCGGATTCCGATCCGCTCCGGGACCGTGGCCCCTGATGCGTCCGCGAACGCGAAGTAGACGGTGCCCGCGAGTACGGGGTACGACGAGACGGTGCGGACCTGCATTTCGCCCGCGGCCACGCTGTTCAGGAGGAGGCAGCCGTCGCCGTTCCGGCCGCCCCCGCCTTTGGCCAGCGTGCAGTTCAACTTCGTTGTCCAGCCCGAGGTGTTCGGGTCGATGGACTCCGTCGTCGCGCTGAGGAAGTTCCCGGGGATCGCCATAGGGCCCTCCTCAGTTCGCGTTCAGGACGGAGATCAGCTGCTGCTGTTCCTGGTGCACGACAGCCTTGGCCTCACCTCGCACCTTGCCGAGGAACTCCCCGGAGTCGAGGTACAGGTCGCCCTCGAACGACGCCGGTCCGGATGGGGTGCGCGACGCCATCGACGTCAACGCGCTCGCCTGCTGCCGCGTGAACACGGGCTCTGGCCTCCCCGTGCCGTTGTAGGCCAGGTTGAGGCCGGGCTGCAGGTAGCCACCCGAGTCGTAGGACCCCGGCTTGAACCCGTACCAGGAGCCGAACAGGCCGTTGTTGTAGCCGCGGGCACGGCTGCCCACGACGACGCCGTCACCACCGCGGGACTCGACGTTGACGCCGCCGAGGGTGCCCGCAGTGTGGCCAACGCCGGCGTTGGTGATGCCGATCTTGAACGGGCTGTTGCCGTGGTAGACCCACCCGGGAGGGGCGGTTTTCCCGGAGAACGCCATCGTCGCCCAGCGGCGGTGCGGCTTCTGGCCTCGGATGACGGACTCGATCGCCGACATGAAACCGGAGCAGTCCCACGACGGGTTGCCGTTTCCGGCCCACTGGTAGGGCAGGCCGGCCTGGGTCCGCGCCCACTTCAGGGCGGCCTGGATGCGCGGCCCGCCGAGGCCGCCTCCGCCCTTCTTGTCGGCTTCCTTGCTGTAGCCGAACAGGGCGTCGACGATCTTGTTGGGGATGTGGCGGATCAGCTGCCCGATCCCTGTGTCCATGCCCGGGAAGGACTTGAGCAGCGGGTCGACGACGTTCTTCACGCCGGCCCGCGCCGATGCCTCGAGGGTGTCCTTCAGCCAGGACGCACCCTCCTTGATCTTGTTCCAGGCCGCCGAACCAGCGCCCAGCACTGCGGACCCAGCCGACTTGATCCACCCGAAGATGCCGCCGTCCGCAAACGACTGCGTGATGCCGCCGCCCGCGTACTTCAGAGAGCGGTCCGTCGGCGTGACCGGGTTCCCGCCGAACGCCGGCGCCAGCGCAGCCTTGATGCCCTGCGCGCCCCGCGAACGAGCAATCGAATTCAGCGTGTTCACGAACCCGGAGCCCACAGCCCGCGTGAACTCCGGCCGCATGATGGCCTCGCCACCGGACAGCTCGAGCGCGCCGCCCGTCGGGGAGACGAACCGGTGCACGTCACGGCCCGGCGTGTAGCCAGGCATGACGCCGCCGCGCGCGAACTTGAACTCGGGCAGCTTGGTCGCACCGAAAGCGCCCGCGATCTTGTTCCAGACGCCGCGGATGCCCGTGTTGTAGACGACGTCCACCACGTACTGGATGGGCGCCCGCGCGATCGCCTTCAGTTTGTCCCAGGCGGTCTTGATGCCGTCCTTCGCCCCGTTGAACGCGGCGATCGTCTTCGCCTGGAACGTGGTCGCCCAGCCAGGGATGGTCTTCGTGAAGAACGTTCCCATGGGCGAGAAGACCCAACGCTTGATCCACTCCCAGGCACTGGAGAACCCAGCCTTGATCTCGCCCCAGTGCTTGATGATCGCGACGACGGCGAGCCCCATCGGGCCACCGAGCGCCCCGACGATCCACGGCCAGTTCCGCTGCACCCACGTCAAAGCCGTCTGGAATGCGGCTGGCAGCGTCTTCGTGAAGAACGAGACGAACGGCCCTTTGAACCAGTCGAGGACGGCCTGCGCCCCCGACTTCAAGAAGTCCCAAATGCCCTGGACCGCGTTGCGGAACCAGTCGAACTTCTTGTACATCAGGACGACCGCGATAACGACCGCGGCGATCGCCAGGACAATCCAGCCCCAAGG